GTTTAATGCAGATGCAACAGTAAAAGCATTAACAGAGAACGAATTAGATATAGTAAAAAGACAACACGAAAAAAAAGATTGGGGTTATAAATGTAATGATGTTCCAATGTGTAATCTATGTGATAAGAAATTATGTAGAAGTCGTAAATATGGGATAGGAGAAGAAATAGTATTTCCTGCGCTAACAGATTTACAAAAAATTAAATTAGAAAAACCTTATTATTATCTTAACGTTGATGGTGAACGATTACACCTGGAAAACGTTAAGTTTTTAAAACAACAAAGTTTGTTTCAAGAAGCTGTTATGGAACAGTTGGATTTTATGCCACCAACAATTAAACCCAAAGATTGGATTAATATTATAAACCCACTGATGAAGAATCACGAACCTGTGGAACCACCAGAAGGTGTAGCAACTCAAGATCAATTACAAAATCATTTAGAAACTTTTTGTTTAGATAGGCACATAGGTGCTGATATAAAAGATTTAAAACGTGGTGGTGTATTAACTAAAGATGGACATCATCATTTTATATTTGATAGATTTTATAATGATTTTTTAATTAGAAGACGTTGGGATGTACCTTATTCTAGAACAGCGCAGATGCTAAAAGAAACATGCAACTGTGATGACAAACGTATTGGTAAAGAAAGAATTTCTGTATTTGTAGTTAAACAGTTTGATAAAAAAATGGATGACTACAACCAAAAAGAATTAAAACCGAAGGATGTGTTTTAATGAGAACAATAGTATTAGGACCACCAGGCACAGGTAAGACTACAACTTTGTTAAATAAAGTTGATGACTATTTAAAAAATACAGACCCGGATAAAATTGGTTATTTTGCATTTACACAAAAAGCTGCATACCATGCCAGAGATGAAGCGATAAAAAAATTTAATCTTACGGAAGATGATCTTCCATATTTTAGAACATTACACTCATTAGCATTTAGAAAGTTAGGATTAAAAAAAGATCAAGTAATGCAACAAAGACATTATAAAGATCTTGGAAGTAAGATAGGTTTTCCAGTGGGATATGCAGTCTATCAAGAAGACCATGATGGTACCGGATGTAATTTTAGTTCTGATAGTGAATACTTAAGAATTATACAGCTAGCACAACTTAGAAATATTACAATTGAACAACAATATGCTTTAAAGGAACACACTCAGGATCTTTCTTTTAGTAACTTAAGAATTATATTTAATGAATTAAAAAGATATAAAAAAGATTATAGTTTAATAGATTTTAATGACATGATTTTAGATTTTACAAAATCAGATAAGTCACCAAAATTTGATGTAGTATTTATTGACGAAGCACAAGATTTATCTAGTATGCAGTGGGACATGGCAAGATCTATCTGGAATAAGAGTGAAGATTCTTTTATTGCGGGTGATGATGATCAAGCCATATATAAATGGGCTGGTGCAGATGTAGATTCTTTTATAGCCCTACAGGATCAAATGATAAATCTTCCCTTAATACAATCACATAGAATACCTATGAAAGTTCATCAACTTGCAATGGGAATTATAAATAGAATTAAACACAGAATAGATAAAACTTGGAAGCCAAAAATTAATGAAGGAACTTTACAAAGACATTTTGATATTGAAAGCATAGACATGTCTCAAGGTGATTGGTTAGTGTTAAGTAGAACTAGACACATGCTTAACGACATAGGGGAATCTTTGTATAGAAAAGGATTATACTACAACAACAAATACAAAAGAAGTAATGAACAAGATTTACATACAGCAGCTACAGCCTGGGAACATTTAAGACAGGGACAATTAGTTTCATATAAACAAATAGAAAGTATTTCTAAACAAATGACATCTAAAAATTGGCACAAGAAAAAAATAAAAGGTATGGCAAAAGAATCTTTTTACGGAATAGATCAATTAGTACGTGACTATGGTCTTCAAATTAAAACAGTTTGGTTTGAAGCATTTGATGATGCAGGGCAAACTAAAGTAGATTATTTAAGAAAAATGAGAAAAAATGGAGAGAAGTTAAATGAGAAACCAAGAATAGAACTGTCAACTATACATGCAGCAAAAGGTGGTGAGTCTGAAAACGTTGTATTGTTAACAGATCTTACAGAAAATACTTTGAAGGGCTATGAAAGAAATCCAGATGACGAGAATAGATTATTTTATGTAGGTGCAACACGAACAAAAGAAAATTTACATATAATAGAACCAAAAAAATATGAAAAAGGATATATACTATGAGCGAAATATATAAAAAACAAGTAGGTGGTGATCATTACAAGAGTATGGTTATTCAACCATCAGAGTTTATAAATAAAAATGATTTACCATTTGCAGAAGGAAACGCAATTAAGTATTTGTGTCGCCACAAACAGAAAAATCAGAAAGAAGATTTATTAAAAGCTAAACATTACATTGATATGGCAATTGAGAGAGACTATCCAGAACCAAAAACAAGACTAGAGCAAATGAGCCAATTAAAATACGATCCAATAACAGATTAAAGGAGATAAATGATACAAGTACCACTATTTAAACCACAAACAGAATGGCTACCACCAGAAAATTTTCCAGACTTATCTGGTTATGATGAGATTGCAATCGACTTAGAAACTAAAGATCCAGATTTAATAAAAATGGGTTCAGGTTCAGTCACAGGTAAAGGAGATGTTTCTGGAATAGCCGTAGCTGTTAAAGGTTGGTGTGCTTATTATCCAATTGCTCATGAAGGTGGTGGTAATATGGATCGTAAAATGGTCCTTAAATGGTTTCAAGATGTATTAAATACACCAGCCACAAAGATATTTCACAACGCCATGTATGACGTGTGTTGGATACGCGCGTTAGGTTTAAGTATCAGCGGAAAAATTGTAGACACGATGATTGCATCGGCCCTAGTTGATGAAAATCAAATGCGCTATGACTTAAACAATTGTGCTAAACGATACACTGGAAAAGGAAAAAATGAAACAGAATTATATGAAGCAGCGAAAAGTTGGGGGGTTGACCCCAAGGCAGAAATGTATAAACTACCTGCGATTTATGTTGGTGCATACGCAGAAAAAGATGCAGAAATTACATTAGCACTTTGGCAAGAACTTAAAAAAGAAATAGATCATCAAGATATAAATTCAATCATGGATATGGAAACGGAATTGTTTCCTTGTTTAATTGATATGAAATTTAAGGGAGTATGCGTAGACGTTGAAGCAGCTCATAAATTAAAGCAAGAGCTAGCATCACAAGAAGATAAGTTACTCCTAGAAATAAAAAAAGAAACAGGAGTAGACACTCAAATATGGGCTGCAAGAAGCATTGCACAAGTTTTTGATAAATTGAAACTAGACTACGATAGAACTGAGAAAACATCGGCACCTTCTTTTACTAAAAATTTTTTACAAAATCACCCACATCCAGTGGTGAAACAAATAGCTCAGGCCCGTGAAATAAATAAAGCCCATACCACGTTTATTGATACCATATTAAAACATTCTCATAAAGGGAGAATTCACGCTGACATCAACCAACTAAGATCCGATAATGGTGGAACTGTGACCGGTAGATTTTCATATTCTAATCCTAACCTTCAACAGATTCCAGCAAGAAACAAAGATCTTGGACCACGAATCAGGGCTCTATTTGTGCCCGAGAAGGGTCATACATGGGGTTGTTTTGACTATTCACAGCAAGAGCCTAGACTGGTAGTGCATTATGCAGCTTTACAAAATTTATATGGAGTGGACGAAGTATTGGAAGCTTACCGTGAAGGTGATGCTGACTTTCATACAATTGTAGCTGAGATGGCGGATATACCTAGATCACAGGCCAAGACAATAAATCTTGGTCTGTTCTATGGTATGGGTAAAAATAAATTACAAGCAGAGTTAGGTGTTAGTAAAGATAAAGCTAATGAACTATTTAGACATTATCATAATAAAGTTCCATTCGTAAAACAACTGATGGATAATGTTAGTAGTCGAGCACAAGATCGAGGTCAAGTTAGAACATTACTTGGACGTTTGTGTAGGTTCCATTTGTGGGAACCTAATCAATTCGGAATACATAAAGCATTGTCTCATGAAGCAGCACTTATGGAACACGGACCAGGGATCAAACGTGCGTATACATACAAAGCATTAAATAAATTAATTCAGGGATCTGCTGCTGACATGACAAAGAAGGCAATGATAGAGTTATATAAAGAGGGAATTATACCACACATACAAGTACATGATGAACTTGATATATCTGTTAAATCACCAGAACATGCACAAAAAATAAAAGATATTATGGAAAGTGCTGTTTCTCTTGAAGTTCCTAATAAAGTAGACTATGAATCTGGACCAAATTGGGGTACAATAAAATAAACAAGGAGAAAAATATGGATCATATAAAAAAAGTAATCACATGGGTTAGCGCTAATAAGCAAAAATCTGTTGCTATAGCTATAGTTGTTATTGCTATTTATTTTTTGGCAACTTAAGTTGACTTTACATACCTAGAGAGTAATATACTAAACACTGATCATTCTTAGATCCGCACGAATATAAGTGCGCGCACATACTTGCTTTAGACAAGGGCAACTATGCAACACAACCCAACAATACATTAATATGGAAAAAAATGATTAAATGGATAAAATCTTTAATAGAAAAAATTTTTGGTAAGAAGGAAAAACCAATTATTTTGGAAGATGAAATTGAATACGAAATAGAAACTGTCGTGGAAACACCAGTGATAGAAAAAATTGTTTGTAATACACATAAAACAAGGTTTAAAAAATCTTGTCCTACTTGTAGAGCAGCAGCGAAGTAATATGGAAAAAAACAAATGTAAAAAATGTCATCACAAATGTCATTGTCAAGAAGAACTGCATGCAGATATCTATGGCATTTGTACTTGTGAGGATTGTCAATGTGACGATCCTAAGAACAAAGACGAGGAGTGTTTATCATGTCAATAATGGAGAGTGCCAGGATGGACTATAGATTTACAGCAATCTTAATTATAATGTTAACGATGTTAGCTCTTTTTGGTGGACCAGCACGTTCAGCAGAATCACAAACGAATGTTAGTGGCGGAAACACAAGTATTGAGGGAGGGTATACAGGTGGAGCAACAACATATCAGTCTGGATCATCTTCTAACACAACAACAAATTCAACATCTAATTCTAATATTAAATCTGCACCACCAACATCATCAGCACCATCTTATAATTCTATGACACAAGACGTTTGT